TGGGCTGAATTTTACATTCATCCCGTTTAAAGCGCATGCCGAATTTGGTGTACAATCCATCAAGCCAGTTTAACAAGCCCCCATGGGGGGCAAGCCATCTCTTGAGTTCTTCCGTGGCCAAGCCAAGGGAGTCATCACCATAGAGACGAAGCAAGAGGAGATCCATGCACAGTCGAAGTGTGGGACAGACATTGTTCTCGGCACAAAGTTCCACCAACCCGTAAAGGTAGATGAAAATGTGCCAAATAGTATTGTCGTAAGACGTACTGTCCTGCCCACTCTTGTTGCCATGCCCGTAGTACAATAATTGTCCAGAGGGGGAGAAAATTAGGGATTTGGCTTTATGGTAGTAATGGTAAACCATCCGATCCCACATCGCCTGTGTGCGATAGAGTGGATGGAGCATACACCAACGGAACGCCAAGCAAACTGCGAATGCGAACCGTGCCATTCTAGAGTCCCATTTAGAAAGGTCCCCCTCGAACTTGTCCCCTTCCTGACTGAATAGGTCACCAAGCCTGGTAAACCCACCGTGGGTGCGATCAAAGCCTATCGCAGACCATGTTCCTGGCACGGATGCCATCTGGTCATTGATGTCTTGATTAAGTCGCTGTCCACACGCGCGGAAATCCGCGTCAGGGAATAGGAACGTTCTTCCATCATCTGCGTCCACTTTCGCGGACTTAAGTATTTCAACCTTTCCACTACACTTCCAGTACATAGGAAACCAGTACTGGTGTGCGAACTCCCAACACTTCTGAAGGTCGTCCTTGCACTCCGTCATCACATGCTTCATCTTACGATATGCATGTTCAAACGAAGGGCCAGTGGAAGATTTCATGTTTACACGCAACTCGTGCCAATCCTTAACCTTACATGTCCCCTCAATGGGGGCGAACATCTCGACTGTAAGTCGCATCGCCGTTTCCACATATTGAGGATTTAGGGTCAATTCAATCGGATCATTGTAGCGGAGGGTTGCACGATTTACGGTATTCGTGGATGGAAACATCCAACGATACCTATCGTAACAACCTTCCGGATGCAAATGAGCGAAATCATTAAGGAAATGGACACGGTTCGTGCTTGAATTCAAATACCCCACCTTATCCCGATACCCCACACAACACAGCGCCCGCAGGTGCCGTGGCGGAATGACCACGCTCGGAACGGCCGGAACCGTCTGAACGTGGTCAAAACGCTCATGCATAGGGATTACGGAGGTGAGGGATCGGCTGGTAAGACCGTTACCTGCGGCGGAGTAGCCGTGGACGGTCCACCAATCTGGGATGACCCAACCACTGGAGCGGTCTGCTCCAGGTGGGCTCTCATCTTCCGAATATGCTGTCGTTTCTCTTCCATGGATAGGTTCCGAAACGATTGTTTGAATTCCGCACTCAAGTTGTTCCAAACTGACGGTGGCATTCCTGTCGCCGTCCAGGCATCCGCTCGTGGCGCCGACTGGGCGCCAACATCGCGAAAAACCACGTTGGCCACAGCGTTAATTCTCTCTTTCTCTACACGAGATGAGTCTGTTTGCCGTGGCTTGAGTGGGGGTATGGATGAAGCAGAGGCAGCCTCTGGACGAGGCCAAAGGTCACACTCACGTGCGGCCTGGGTATTTTGCGTAGACAATGCAGCAACCTGTGCTTTCATTGCACGGACCTGATTCTCAAGCAACACCATACGAGCATGCTTCTCATCAATGTCCACCTTTTCAGGTTGGGTCATTTGTGAGTGCTCTGGATTGCTGAAGGTCACCCGCTTTGCTTCTCTCTTCTCCTTTCGCTTAGCATTTTTACGTGCTGGCTTGGGAGGTGATGGTGGTGGGGTTCGTTTCCTTGCCTCAGCACCACGAGGTCTCTCTGGTTCTGAATCATCACTCTCAGGTTGTTGGACGTACGGGAGTTTGGTTTTACCCTTTCCCGACTCCTCCTCAGAGTCATAATCCCCCCAATTGCCACTGCCGTAATCTGTTCGGGCAAGCGGCTGGTGGGGTTCACTACGACCAGCATTTCTGATTTTGACACGTGAACGGCGATCCCACTCCCTTTCCTGTTCCTCCATACTGTCCCTCTCGGTCCAGTATTCGGGTTCATCCGGGTAGGCAGGTTCATCCTGACGGTCTTCAGGGCGGTCATAAGCTTCACGGATAAAGTCATCGTAAGCTTTACGCTTTTCGCGACTCCAGTCCTTGTATGCCTTTGATTCCTCATCTGGGTACTCAATTCCCCAGGAGTCTTGAAACTCTTTCTCAGCTTCGCCATAGTCAACCCATTCTCCAAGGGAACGAGACCAAAAATGGGATTTACGCATACCACCCGTTGCGCCCTTATTCGTTGCCTTAGCAATTTTCCGAGCGACATTACGGATTTGTCCGCGACCTAACTTGGTTTTCCCCTTGCCACCACTAGGCATCTCTGCCTGTGGCTCTGAGGGTGGGAGTACCATCGTCTCTGTGGTTGCTAGACCACGTAGAGCATTGATGTCCGACTTCTGATATCGGTAAAACTCATTGGGATTTCCTCCATTCTCATGGATTCCCATGACTCGACGGCCGAAGGCCCGTTGTGCTCCTGTACCGACTGCAGGACATATGGGTGAACCACTCATGCCTGAGTCAGAGCTGTACGAGCCTGTTGATTTATGTGGGTCAGCTGTATCCCAATAGGTGCCAATGGCGCAAACAATACCGCCAGACTTTCCCAAAGGGTTAGTATCAGGAATACCCATGATTAACACTAGGCCCGTGCTGTCTGTGGGACAACACATGGTCAATTGGTAGTCCAGATTAAAACCCGCAGGTACTCTGAACTGGTAGATCTTGTTGACACTCCGTGCCATAGTCAATTGTCGCATCCCCGTAGGGTTAAACGCTTGAGTGGCATAAATCGGTCGGCCTCCAAGGATTTCTGTTACCACATTATGATCAATAGTCTGGATATGGTTCTCCACAAGGAAACCCGTCCCTGCAAACGTCCCATCATTTTTCCAGAGATATACAATAGCACATGGGCCTTGATACTCGAAAAAGGGAGCGTCATGCATAGGGAACTGATTTTTCCGAAAAGCGATATAATTCTCGACGTATTGCACGTCGTTATAACACAAACGGAGGGTTCCTGTGGAAGCTTCAGCTTTGGGAACATCACGCACTTTTTCACACTCATCACTACTCCCAGGATAGTGAATGTTGCTAGCCGCTTTCACGGCGCCACGC